GTTTGACGCAGAAGTCTTTGAATTGTTTGGCCGCGATAAAGAGTTCTTTGGTATCTGGCTCGTAGCGTATGAGTAGCTCTCCACGGGGCTCTAGCATGGGCATGGACTGCAGGTTACTACGAGCATCGACCTCACCATTTACAACTAAAGCATTAATAATGTGGGCGTTAACAAACTCACCAAGGATTGTTACGGGTGTTGAGTTGGGGGCTTGGATTTCAAACCGCATCTCACCCAACATGCCTTTAAGCCAGTCGTACACCGCTTTCATGTCGTAGTTGTGCAGTTCCAACTGAGAAGCAATCAAGCCACCAGCTATGTTACACGCCGACACACCTGACCAAAAACGCTCCTTCTGGTTAAACTGTACTTCCCTATCAAGCCGAGCCTGAATCTTGCGCACTAAGGCTATTGCTTCTTCCAAGTTATTGACAAGCCATTGAATGTAAATTTCACCGGCATGACCAAAGTTTTCCCGAAGCTGATGGTCAAACATCTGCTTACCCTCTTGCACCTCAATGATGCCGTTGGGTTCAATCTTGTACTCAAGCAGACGCATGGACTCGCCATCGGGCGTATTCTTTGCCACACCTAACTTCTCGTAAAAGCTGGCGTTTGCCGAACACAAAGTCATACCCTGCCAGCTAGTGTTGTTAACACGCAACGTATTGGTCTGCCCATTCATTTTGTTTTTGCCTCGGCCTTGGCTGATGCTGTACGCCAAGTCAGAGAACTCCATGCCACTAAGGTTGGTGATCTCGTCAATGGTGTTGGGCAGGTTGTTCATTACGCCAAGCTGGTGCATCTTTGCGTTGAACGTATCCTTGTACATGGAGGTCAACCCCTTGGGTTCACCATACACACTGTTGCACATAAACAACGCTGTCGACTTACCTGAACCAGACTCAGGGTGAATCACGTTAATGATTGCGCCTTCAAGACCTGTAAATTTCAACAGTGGTGAGCCGAATGCCGTGAGTGCGGCAAACGCATGGGGTTCAAGCCCCGGTCTAGCGTACATGTTGAACGCTTCTTTCCACTTCTCCATCGTGCCTTTGGTAATTAACTTTCCGGCAATATCTTTTGTAACGCTTGACGGCGGGCTATAAAACACTCCGTCTTTTGTGATTTCACGATCGCCAAGGATGAACTTGCTGTTCCCCTCGACCCAACCAAACTGAGTTCTCATGGTTTCTGCCTTTTTAATGTATTGCAAATTTTTAATAAAGAAAACAACATACCTTGCAAGCAATTCGTACTGTGACTTATGGGCTACAACTCCGTTGTGTGCCAACTGTTTGCGCAACTCATCGGGGGACGAGATACCCATCGTAGGGATACTGAACTCTCGAACACCGTCATGCGGTAAGTGCAAACGAAACAAAGCTATCTCGCCAAGCTCAGGGTCACGCATGCGCTTGACCACGTACAAGTCATGCTCGTACACAAGTTTTGGCTCGGCTTCGTCATCCTCGCTCTCAGGGCGAATATAGACACCACCTTTTTTGCCCCGAAAAAACGGAAATGGGTACTCTGGTATATGCTGTATCTCAACCTCACCGTCTGAATCTTCGACGGCATATTCGTTATCTTCTGCTTCGGCTTGTTCAATCTCAACACCGAGCATGATGGGCGATTTAATTTTGCCTCTATGGATGCAACCCTCACAACCTTGCGGATTGAGTTTTGCAAATGTCGCGCAGTGATGGGGGCCACCTTTGCTACGTAGGTTGTTAACTTTATTGTCAACTTCTACGGCATCGTAACCCTCGTGCTTGTTCGACAGTTTATGTGCGGCCTTGTCTCCATCTACGCAGAAAGCTGCAATAGAAAGAGCGGAGCGCCACAGTGGTTCTTCAATGTCGTTTTGGTTTTCAAAGCAGTGGTTAAGTTGGGCGCACCCACCTTCACCCTTCATCATGATCGTCTTAAACCGCTTGACCTTGTTACCCATGAGTGCTTCCATCATCGGGCTCATTGAGCGCGGAATGAAATCGGGTACATCGTCCTTTGGTTCAGGCGCACCAAGCAAGTCTTTAACTTCTTGGTATGTCATGCGAGGCGTCAGTTCATTTAAGACTGTTACCTCTTTGGGCTCTTCCTGTTTGAAATTGAATGTGCCGGGGATGCGCAGAATACGTGAAGCCTCAAAAACTGAGGAGTCCACAATCAACCCTTGCTCAACGCACAACTCACGAAGCCGATTGGCTAGTGGCTCCCACTCTCGGCGAGACACTGTTTCTTCTAGTAGCCAGTACGCATGTATGCCGTAACCAGAACTTACTAGTATTGGCCTTGGTAAGCCGACCGCAATGCAGAACTTCTTGAACTCGTCGAGTCCCGTTTGCTGATCGAGATAGCCTTTGATAATGCCTTTTTTGTCGGGTACACCTTTGGTTGGGCCACAGTCAATGTCCATCCACAGAGCACGGAAGTATTTAGCATTTTCATGGGTGCGGTTGTTTAACGATCCGTACTTGGCGCATCCAAAGAATACGTCAATCTTGCGTTTAACAAACTGCTGCGCTAGCTCTTCAACCTCTTCCTTAGTATCTACAAAATTCTGGTCAGGATACTTACCAATCCCCATCACACAGTAGCGCCCTTCCGGTGGCAGTACCGTATTTAGTAGATCGAAAGATGACATGTTTTACTTTATTTGGATGGTGGCTTGGGTATTGTTTATGTAGTCGCTAATGGCTTCATCGTAGCTATGGTAGGGGACAGAATCCCCCTTGAACCAATTGTAGATAGTCATCCGAGTCACCCCGAAGAACCCTGCAACTTCGCTAACGCTGATGTTTGCGCGGATACAAACACGACCCAAGGCCACACCCAAAGACTTAATGCTTGCCTTTTTATTTGCGTACACCAAGCTTTGGCTGTAACCATAGGGCATATTAATCCTCGTCACTCCAAGCCTTCACCACAGAGTCAAGGTCTTTCTTAACTGTGGGTTTAGGGTCAGCTTTCTTTTCGCGCTTAGTCGGCTCCTCGATTGGGGATTCAACTTTAGGCGCGGCGGCTTTAGGGGCTGGTGCTTCTAGCTTAGCTTGCTTGCCCGCCATGTCAGCTTGGTATGGTGTCATAACTACCATCTTCAGCACGTCAGGCTTCTTAGCTACTTCGCTAGTCACAGCGTACTCACCTTTATTGATGAAGCGCGTAGGCGTAAACAACACTGATTGATTGTCGTTCTCTTCATTGAAGCTGATCTGCGTAAGAACGTAGTCCAAGCTCTTGCCGTTGTTGGCTAAGTACTTAGAGTAGTTTTCAAATGTGTGCGCATTCTCACCATGTCCGTCGCCGAACAAAGACTTGGATGCCAAGTTCATTTGATACACTTCGCCCTCGAGTGAAGTACCGAAGTCTTCTTCTAACACGAGCGCAATGCGACGTGAGTAGCGGCAAGCTTTTGAGTTACCCATACCTGAACCCTTGGTGTTTTGGGTGCAGTTGTCGCAACGCTCAGCTTGTTTGTTCGATGAACCCTCATCAGGTGTACGACCATCATTAGAGAAGCAGTCGGGCGCAGTCGGCTCGGCATCGGGGCTCCATGCTTTTGCATAGAAGATACGACCCACGGCAGGGGAAGCGTTAACAATGATGGCGTTCAAGTTACCCTTGACCTTGCCCATCTCTTCACCGCCGACCGTTTTACGGAAGATTCCGTTTTTAGGCACGATGCGTTTAACGCCGGACTTGCCAGCAAGTTGTTTTGTAAGCTCGCTAACACCTGCGGTTTGCAGGAAGTCGGGGAGGTCTTGGTTGAGAATAGTGAGATCACTCATTTCATTTTTCCTTAGAACGTCTAACAACCACGGTATAAGCATTCTCCACATTGAGACCAAGTGGTAGAACTGTGGGATTCTCAGAGAGGAAATCCTTCATGTTGGTTTGATGAAGTCTCTTCTCTAACAGGCCAAATGCACCATGCTCCTCTATGAAGTCGTACATTGAATCCCAATCGTTCGTCCAGTACCGTGACTTTACCGAGCGAATGATTGTGCCGTGTGGGGTGCGAATGCTATCGGCATTCATCTCTTTGCATACATCGAGCATCTGTGCTTCTAACACTTCCATCTGCTCTTTGAGATCGTTGTCTTCAGCTTCAAACATGCGCTTGTTGTCGGCACGTTTGTCTCTGATCTTGATATAGATTGTGGTCAACTTGTCCAAATCCATGGGGGTGACTCTATCCTTGACTTCTTCGTCCATCTAATTCTCCTGATAGTTAAGTGTGCGGCAGTAGCAGTTCACATGAAGCAGTGTGTTTCAAAACATAGAAAGCAATTCCATAGCGGCGCTAACCCGCTACCCACTACTGCCACACAAATACAAGTGTACTCTAACTTTTTACATTGTCAAGAGTTTCCGAAGAAATTTCTTGTTTATATAGGTCAATTACTTTTTGGTGGTTGTCAATGTTGCCTTGAAGCATCGTGTACATCTTGGCCTCGATGGGGCTACCCTTGATGTGTACGACAGTCATGTTATTGACTTGCCCGGGGCGGTCGATACGTGCGTTGGCTTGCAAGTACGTTTCAACACTTGTGCATGGAGCATACCAAACAATTGTGTTGGCGGCAGTTAGAGTTAACCCGTGTGACGCCGCCTTCGGTTGAATGATTAATACTTTTGGTTCAGGTTGCTCTTGAAACCGCTTGACAATATCTGAGCGTTTGTTCACAGGAACCGAGCCGTTAATCACGTCGCATGTAATGTTGTGTTTCTGTAAATGCTTCTCAAGTAATTCAATCGTATGCGTAAACGGAACGAACACAAGCACCTTGTGGCTTGACTCTTCGATCACCTCTTGCACCACGTTGAGCCTACTGCTCACATCAAACTCAACCACTTCACCCGTATCCGTATACACCGCACCTCCAGCTATTTGCAGAAGTTTGTTAATTTGTACGGCAGCGTTAACGGCAGATACTTCTTCTCCAGCAGCCTCAATGAGCATCTGCTTCTTCAGTATGTTGTAGAACTTAATCTGCTGCGGTGTCAATGGTGCATCTCGTTCAACAAACGTAACAGGCGGCAAGTCGAGGCAGTCGGCTTTCTCAAACCGAATAGCGGGTTGAAGCGCTTTGTGAACGATTAGTTGCGCGGTCGGCTTGGGTATCCACTTGTACATAGTGAGCTTCATCATCACTGTGTCTCGGAACTGACCAAAGAATGGTGACACGCCCTTGGGGTTCACAAGCTTTGCCAATCCGTAAGCATCCACAGGCGACTGTGCGGCAGGCGTACCCGTCAACATCCATAGACCTTTGATAACTTTTGTTAGGTCTCGTAGGTCTTTCCAACGCTCGGTCTGCGCATTCTTATAGGCTGACGCTTCATCCACTACAATGAGGTCAAACCCACCCGCCATGATTTCTTTTTTGACGATGCCAACGCCATCAAAGTTAATGATGACGAACTCGGCACCGGCATTCACAATCTCCTTACGCTTACGTGCGGCTCCATAAGCGACTGATACGGTTCGGTGAATGGCAAACTTAAACAAATCATTCTGCCAAGCCGACTTCATGATCGACAAAGGGCAGATCACTAACACACGCTTCACTAATCCAATGGTCATTAGGTAATCAACAGCCCAAATAACTGATGCTGTTTTACCTGTACCCTGCTCATTGAAACAAAACGCTTTGCGGTTTGTTGTAAGGAATTCTGATGTTGTCTTCTGATGTTCAAACGGCGTGAACCCCGGGGGACGAGGCCACGTATATTCTGATAGGTTCATTTTTTCTTACGTTCCTTGGTGCTTACTTCTGATACGACTTTGTGGTTTGAGCCACGTTTGAACGAGCGATTGGCTGACGGAGTTTGAAGTTTGACTCCGTTTCCGTTTGTGCCACCTTTAGATAGTGCCTTGATGTGAGCAACATCTTTGCCTTCGCGGACGTCAGCACGTCCATCTTTGTTTTTGTCTGCATTCTTTTTATCTATACCTTCTCTAGCACGCTGACGCTCTAAACGATCTGGGCTTTCACCACGAGCAATCTGCTGCTGATATTCTTTTTTATATGGGCGGGGTTTATTTACGTAGGGCATGTTAGTTCCTGTTGTATTCACATTCTCTCACCGAGCAGAACTTGCACAGTGGGCCTTGGATTGG